TATAACATATAACAATATCTGTGGGACTGACCCCCGCCCTCAACAGGGATGGGATCAGAACTGGGAGAGTGATCTTGCAATAATATTCATTTGTTGGAATAATAAACTTCATTAGAGTTCTCCTAGAGTTCTCCTAGAGTTGTCATAGTTCACAAACTCCTCCGGCACAATCCTCAACTGCCCCGGTTTCTTCTTCGTAAGTACCATCTTTCATCATTTTGTCTATGTTGATCTTCGTCCAGTCTATAGCAGTGAGGGGTTCGTTACCACGGGAACCCGCGCGGTAGAAGGTGAAGCCTTTCATCTCGTTTGCATACTCAGCGAGTTGTTCTTTTACTTCTTTGGTCGCTTTGTATTCGTTGGGGAGATTACATGTCTTTGATACAGCTGAGTCAATATACGATTGGACCACAGCTTGGACTTTGATGTGTTCTTCGGGTGTGACATCATAGGCTCCGACAACATGGCTAATGTCTCTTCCTCGTTTGTGAAGGTCTTTGAAGAGCGAGTCCACGACATAAGTTTCGTTCCATACGCCATCAGTACCAGTCCTCCAACGCCGCTTATATACAGGAGCAAAGATAGGCTCAATCCCGGTACTAGTACCAAGAACCATGCTAATTGTCCCAGTAGGCGCAACAGTGAGAAGCACAGCATTCCGAAGTCCTTTACTGCGGATTTCATTGCGGATACGAGATGGGAGGGTTTTAAAATATTTTTCATTGGATAATTTGTCCCAATCATAGGCTGGGAAGGAGCCTTTTTCTGTTGCGAGAGCCGCACTTGCTTTATACGCTTCATTTCTGAAGGTGCCGAACAGTCTTTCGAGAAATTCTAGGCAACTTTCGGACCCATAACGATAACCAGCCTTAATAAGGAAATAATGAAGGCCGGTAATGCCTAAACCGATACGACGAGAACGTTCTCCAGCCTCACGGCACTCTGAAATTGGGAAATGGTTAACAGTTAAGATGTTATCCAAGAAACGTACGCCCGTACGAATGGTACGAGCCATCCTTTTCCAGTCAATTTCTCCATCATCACTTACCATATTGGCAAGATTAATGTGTCCAAGGCAGCAATTGCCATAATTTGGCAAAACTTCCTCCCCACACGGGTTTGTAGAGGGCATATGCTCAAAATATGAGACATTTGTGAACTCATTTGAGAAATCAATGTTAAAAATTCCGGGCTCACCGGACTCAATAGCGTTTTCTACGATGCGACCCCATAATTCTTTGGCGCGTACCACAATTTTCTTCGCATTTTGGAAGCTATCGGCGAAATGCTTCTTAAAAAACATGTCTGCTCTACCAAGAGCATCTTTTTCATCTAAAGCAATGACCTTAACAGTGTCATTTCCTTCCTCAGAAATGCGCTCTACTTCAAACTGATAGTATTTTTGGTGCCTACCACCCCATGTAAAGTACCATTCTTCGTCATTTTCTACTGCTGTAATGAATCTCTTAGTGATTGCAATAGAAACATTGAAGTTTGTAAGCTCTTCTCGGTCTAACTTAACATCCAAGAACTCTAAAAGATCAGGATGAGTGATATTTAGGATGGACATTAGCGCAGTTCGACGGTTCTTACCTGCACGAACATGATTACCAATCTCATTAATCATGCGCATAACAGAAATTGATCCGGGCGCGCTATTCTTAATGTTTCCGATGTCGTTCCCTTTTGGACGAATGTTAGAAAAATTAAAGCCAATACCCCCTCCCCCACACGAAATCCTATACATGTCGGAGATAGTCTTACCAATACTATCAACTGAATCCTCTGGATCTAGGACATAGCAGTTAAGCAAGTTCTGATGGTTTCGCCCAGAACCAAAAAGAATTCGGCCACCAGGACAGAAATCACCCGAACGTATAGCATCATAGAACTTCTTCTCTATTTGGATGCGTTTGTCGTCATTTTCACCCTTAGCAGCATGAGCGGCTACGCGCTTCGAACATTCTTTCCAAGTGTTTTCTCCCGGGAAAGCATACTTTTCCATAAAAATGGTCTTGCCTAGACCTTGAGGTTCAAAATTGTTCATGATGATATATATGTCTGACAGGGTTCGTAGAAAATTAGGGATCAGCCCGATATCTGCTCTACATAATAGACGAAATTGGGTCGATTTTTCAGCCCATTTCCCATTAATTTGGAGCTATAACATTAACATGTGGAAAACTATTTTACAAAAAGTTCAGGCGGGTGTTCTCGCCTATTGGAGCCAAGTTCTTTGGTTCATTCTTGGCGGTTTTCTTGGCGTTGTTCTTCTCGGTGGTCTGGTTTCCTGCACTACCGTTAAGCACACCTGGAATGGTGTCAAAGACGCAACTACAGCTACTATCAACGCAGCTGAAGATGTCGTTGGTGCCGCTTACAAAGGTGCGAAAAACGTCGGTGAAGCCGTTATCAACACTGCCGAAGGCGTAGTTGAAGGGGTTGCAGCTGATGCAAAGTCCGCAGTTCAAGTCGTCACTGGGGAAAAAGAAGAATCAGAAAATAAGGAAAACTGATTCAAGAACTTGATCTCCTTGGCGTAGTTTTTGTTCTTTTTTTTTGCAAGCCATGATGAGCTTAGTCTTGTCATGGCTTTTTTTATGTAGTCACTCTATATAATAAGAGCGCGAGTGCAAGGCGGGAGCGCCTGGACATGGAATTTTTAGACTCAGTAAAACTTGTAAAAGGACACCTAACGATCCTAAAACTAGATCACCGTACGGGTAATACGGAAGTACTACATGACTACCCAAATGTTATAACCAACGGGTTAAGGGTTGGTATAGCCCGGATGATGACGGTTAGTGGGTGTGCTGAAGAAATATGTGAGGGCACACAACCTGAAGAGTGTGGCGCTGGGAATTACCTAATTCAACACTACCAAGTTGGGACCGGGGCTGACGCCCAGGATGCTTTGTCCTCAACAAAAGCCTTAGCTAACCCTCTAAAAGACGAGGATTACGGAGACCCGGCGTTACGTAATGTTGATATTGAAGAAGGGCACCTATACTCCCCAGAGAATGAATACATTGATACCCAGTCATTCGGTGTAGTGTCCGAACACGGGTATACTTCTTCAAATTTTGTTACATTTTGGTCTTTAAATGAAGATACTGCTAATGGCCAGCTTTTAGACGAGGCAGGGTTGTTTGTTTATGATCCTTTTTTACATGAGAAGTTTAAAGAAGCCATACCAGACCCTGCCATAAATTTTGGGTTGTTAGGGTCTGATGCACCTGAACAGGTTGTAGAATCTACTAGTACAGGGGCGGGTCATGTATTAGCTGCTTATAAACAGTTCACGCCAATACTAAAAGAGAACTATTTCACTTTGCTATTTCGGTGGACTCTAACGTTTAGCGTTAATAGGTGATTTCCAGCGAGTTCACCAAAGGAAAAGTCCTCTATATTGATTGGTGGCCACGGTATGTCCCTAGTGTCTTTTATAAACACATACCATTTATCGTTGATTTGTTTCTGTATCACCGACCATTCAGGTTGGTTATGGACAGGGAATTCTGTATAAGGAAACCCATGCCCAGGATCTATACACATAATCCATAGACCCTCCCCGTTCCATTCCTTAGGGCTTTGTGAGCGAATTTCTTGTGGGGCGTCCCACCATTCCCAAGTAGTGTGGGTATTATCTTTGCAGAGCCAGGTATCGAGTTGTTGGATATTCATAGCGATATATAATAGTATGGCCCTTAAAAATTTAGCTGTATTTGGAGATGAGTTTTTTCCTAGGGTTTCGCTTGGAGGAAAAAAACGTGCTTTATCTTCTCATAATGTGTTTTCATTTTTACAGATGGTTGCACCTGATACAGTTTATATCGCACCAACCGCAGGTACGGGGGTATTTGTTTCCTTAGCATGTAAGATACTAAGCATTCCTTATATCCTGGTTTCCCCTTATCCTGGATTTTACGACGGGCACACTGAGTCCGATAAAAACTGTATGGATAAAATTCTGGCGGGGGCTAAAACGGTAATTATCCTAAACGAAGAAAAAACTAAGTCTAAAGAAGAAGCTTGGAAAGAGTGTGTAGAGTTTTTAACTAATGCGGGTCAAGCTATTGTATTTTTATACAGTGAGAATACTTCTAATGATTATAATGACTTTATGACTGAGTATTCTATACGGAATCATCAAAAACGTATTCTAATGGAATTAGTTTACGACAGCAGGCAAATTATTTTTGAATAGGATGTTAAAGTTTTTCATATCTTCATAGAACAAGGAATCATAGTTTCCCCCTGATTCATGGCGTAATATTATGGGCGCAATCCAATTAGTAAGTCCCTTTAAATGAGCTTGTAAGGTATATGATGCATCGTACCAATGCCAGTTACCTTTAAATATCTTAGGTTTTCTAAGTTCAATGGAGTCTAAGACACTTTTTGTTGAAGCGAGAAAGACCCCATCTAAGCAAACTGCTTTTTGTTGATGCCCGTAGTGACTTAATGCCATTGTGCTAAAGTGACTTCCGTGGAAAACACATCCACCCCCGGCTCCTTTGGTTTTTTGCGATGAAGAGAACCAATTTGAATTTTTGTTTAGAGTTCTAGACCCTGAAACACCCACAAACCCAGTTTTTGGTTGATGTATTAAATAGTAGTCTAAGTATTCATTAAACTTATCAGGCGCTGTTAGTATTTCTATATCGTCATGACATAATATTATTTGATCTTCTGGGTCTAGATCTAAGCTATTTAATCCGTGGGAGTAGGCATCAAAAATTGAACGACGGTTTCTTTGGAAGCACACTTCCCACCCGGCATCTTTAAGATACTTTCGTAGTTTACCGACAGTAGTTATTTCGGATTCACAGTCCTCTATACTGTTCCTAGTTGCTATGATTACATATCTCTTCATGCTATATAATAGCATGGAAAGAGATGAAATTTTACAAGAACTTGCTAAGTGTGCTGAAGATCCAGCTTATTTTATTAAGACTTACGTCAACGTAATTCATCCAATTAAGGGGGTAGTACCCTTTAAATTATTCCCCTTTCAGGAAAGAATGATCGGGGAGATTAATAACAACCGATTCACTCTTGTAAAGAAGTTTCGTCAGGCAGGAATTACTACACTTTCTGCGGCATACTCCTTATGGAAAATCATTTTTTTCGATCATCAGAACGTCATGGTGGTGTCTATTGGAGACCGTGAGTCTAGAGCCTTTCTAACCCGCGTAGCGGCCATGTATGACGATTTACCCAAGTGGCTAAGGCCGACAGAGGTAGAAAGGAATAAACACGTCCTGAAGCTTTCTACGGGCTCTCAGGTGAAGTCTCAGCCTGCTGGTGCTGGTCGTGGTGAATCGGTGTCTCTTCTCATTGTGGATGAGGCTGCTTTTGTTGATAAGATGCGGGAGTTTTGGATGGCGATTTATCCAACGATTAGTACTGGTGGTGCTGCATGCATTATCTCTACGGTTAATGGTATGAGCAATCTCTACTACGAACTTTACAAAGGGGCTACGCTAAAAGAGAACAAGTTTCATATTGTGGACATTGAGTGGAAAGAGCACCCGTGGTACACTAAGGAGTGGTACGAGGAGACGCGCCCAAACATGTCGGACAAAGCGTGGCTCCAAGAGTATGAATGTGAGTTTTTAGGGACTGGGGATACATTCATAGACCGTCACACTTTGGGGGTTATGAGGGATACAACATCAGATGAGTGGAACTCAAAGTACACTCATAGGATGCGTGTTTGGGAGGAACCAAAACCATACTATAACTACCTTTTAGCGGTAGACGCTTCGTATGGCCGTGAACGAGATCACTCCGCATTTCATATAATCAATCTTTACAACGGGGAACAAGTAGCTGAGTTTTATTCTAATGTAACCCCTTTAAGTAAGTTTGCTGAAATCATATCTAAAGAGGGGTATAACTATAATACAGCTTATGTCCAAGTTGAACGTAATGGGTTGGGCATGGCGTTGATTGAGCACCTATGGGAGCATCTAGAATACGATAATCTTATTATGGATGAAAAGGGTGAATTTGGGGTCATGCTAACAACTAAGACTAGAGAGGTAGTTTTAGCAGACCTAGAAGATTGTTTGAGAAAAGGCAAAATAAAAGTTAATTCCTCTCGCACAGTAGACGAACTTTTAACTTTTATTATTAATGAGGACACAGGGAAAGTTGAAGCTGATGAAGGATATAATGACGACTTAGTAATGAGCTTAGCGCTAGCCGCTCATTGTATGGATGAAATTTATAGAGGGAGCCCAGAGCCTCTCTCCTCAGACGAAACCAATAATTCCCAAGCAATGCCTGTAGTAAGCACTAAATATTCACAGGACGAAGATATACAGGACTACCATAAATGGATAAAAATGTAAATGAAAACTTAGGCGCGACTGAGTTCCCTAACCCTAACACCTACGGGGATGACCCTACGGGATATAAGGGCAAGTTTTTTGCATTTTGGCAAAAAGCTTTTGGGAGAAAAAAGAAAAAGGGTCGTCCTGTCTCTCAACCACCTTTAGCGGGTGACGCTAAATCCCCTGCCATAGAAACTCCTGAAGATTATGCAGGCGGATATGGGAAAGCTAATGGCGCTCATGCAATGCCTCGTATTGAATCTGAGCGGCGGCGGCGTTATCAAGATTACGAGAGGATGGACCAAGAAGCAGAAGTGGGTGCTGCTTTAGATATTTACTCTGACGATTCCACGCAGGAAAATACACGAGAAGAGCTTTTTGAGTTAAACACGGACAATGGGGTTGTTAAACGGGCTGTTAAGCAGTTCATCAAACAATCGAGGCTTGATAAACATATTTGGGACATTGTTCGTAACACAGCAAAGTATGGTGATTGTTTCGTTGAGAACGTTGTGGATTTAAATAATATCGAAAAGGGTATTATGAGATTAAAAATCCTTAACCCAAACTTTGTTTACAGGGTTGAAGATAAGTACGGATATCTGAAAGAGTTTATTCAGGAGATCCCTGAAAAACAAAGCTCTCAGTCTGATCTCTCTCAAACGTTTTTACCCGACAAAAGGAAGAAAAACTTTATTACTTTAAATAAAGATCAAATAGTCCACTTCCGTAGAGTAACTTCTGATGCCAACTACTATCCTTACGGCAAAGGAATTTTAGCTTATGGCGTTCGCGTCTTTAAATCTCTCATGATGATGGAAGATGCGATGCTTATCTATCGTATTCAACGAGCGCCTGAGCGGAGGGCATTTTACCTAGAAACTGGAAACTTGCCACAATCTAAGGTTGAGGCTTTTGTAGAGCGTATTAAGGCTAGGTTCAAAAAACAGCCTATGTGGAACCCTGGCACTAATACCATTGATTACCAGTACAACCCTCTCACGGTGGACGAGGACTTTTTTATTCCTATCCGTAACGGGGTGGGGACTAAAGTGGAGGTTCTCCCAGGCGCTCAAAATCTTGGGGAGACTGATGATGTAAAGTATTTCCGCGATAAACTTTTGGCTGCTCTCAAAGTACCAAAGGATTTTATTGTTGAGAAGGATAATTCCCCTGAACGAAAAGCAAATCTTTCACAGCTTGATGTGAAGTTTGCTAAGGCGGTTCAGCGGTTGCAACGTGATGTTGAACTTGGCTTAAATGTGCTACTTAAGCGACATTTAACTCTAACAGGCATGCCTAAAAGCTTGGTTGATACGGTTGATATAAAATTAACTTCACCGTCGGACATGTTTGAAAAGCGACGGCTCGAAGTTGATGAACAAAAAGTTCGTATTGTTCAGGCTGTTAAGGGTCTTATGCTTTTTGATGATGAGTATCTTTATAAAGAATACTTTAATATGACTGATGCAGAAGTTGAGGACATGAAGGAACGTGTCAAAAAGCAGATGGAAGAGCAGGGTCAACAAGGTGGTATGGAAGGTGGCATGGGTGGACCTCCCATGATGGGTGGTGGCATGCCTCCGGGGGGAGAAGTACCTCCTATGGATGAGGAAGAGGCAGCAGAAGAAGGTGGTTCTCCCCCTCCTCAGTAGGGAGTAAATTTTACATTTTTTTATAAATATTTTTAAGCAGGTGCCCTAAATAAGGTTACCTAGGGCTGTTGTATATCATGATTACCGATTATTTTTTAAACCGTGACCAGTCCATCGCTAAAGTTAACATGGCGATGAATTATTTAAGTCGCGTTGTTCGGGAAAACATGGTCATTTTTGACTATGATTCCCGCACAAATAATGTTTCTTTCCTTACGGAATCAAACGCTCTTATAAATGGCACTGTTGTTACTCGTGACAACAGTGTTTTTTTTGATAACTTAACTGTCGAGAAGGCATCGGAAGTATATTCAAATAAGAGTATAGACAGCAAAGTTAATGAACGCATATCAAATTTTGTTAACAGTCTAAAAGAAGATAACTACAATGATGCGGAAAATACTTTTTCAACAGTTTTAAATGCTTTTGAAGACCGGAATCGTATTAATGAAGTTCGGGCTAAGCTAGAACGTAAAATTGATTGTTTTGGGGAAGCCCATAACATTCTAGAAACAAGTGAATATAAGAAATTAGAAGAAGTTAAAGACAAACTAGTTGAATACATTAAAGAAAACAAGGAAACTTTATTTAACTATGGGGATATTAAGAATTCTTTAACTCTTTCTAATGCTTTAGGAAAAGCATTTAACGCAGAGAAGAAGTCTTGGGAGGACCTTTCTAAGCAGGGGAGTATCAATATTCCTTATGATACCCAAAAAACCGTGTTTGAAATGATTTGTTCCCAAGAACTTATTCGTACTGAACTTTCAGAATCTAAAGATAACTTCTCCGGGTCCTGGGTCAGTAATGAAAAAATCTCTAAGCTTGCTTCTTGCATCTACAATGATGATGAAGTAGTTATAGAAGCCCTTGGGCAAGCTATTTATGAAGTTCCTTACTTAGCTTTAGCTACAAAAGCTGATATTAAAACAGTTTTTGCGTCAATTTATGAATCTTCTGATGTTGCCAATATCTCTCAAAAAGATATCCGAGAGTACGTTGCGCGTATTTTTGAGTTCAAAAAGCCCATTAAAGCTGAAATCCTTAAAGAACTCAACGAATCTTACAGCATAAACATTCAGAACCTTAAGTTTGTTCCTACTTTTTCAAATCTTGCAAAAGCACAGTCAGTTCTATTTGAAGCATTAGGAGCTTTATCAGACAAGGAATCAGTTATTCGTGATGTAGTTTCAGAATTTTCTAAAACTGTTAGAAAGAAGGGCGGCATTCAAGCCCTGGATATCAATGATTTTATCTTTGAGGTTTTCTCTAAGGCAGGCGCAGATGTGACCGACGAGCTTTTCCATGAGGTAGACTTAGAAATGGTCGTAACTGGTATTTTAGAGGGTAAGGATAAGAAGCCTTTTGATAAAGATGAGAAGGGTGAGAAGGATAAGATAGAACTTGATAAGAAGGAAATGAACGGCAAGAAGGAAAAGAACGGGAAAAACGGGGATAAGAATATCGCAGTAGATGATTC